GACAAGCACAAGCCCGACAAGACCTGCTGTGCCATCAGTCATAGCTACTATGAATTTAGTAGGCGGTGGTGCTACTTTTAATGGTATTTACGCTAGTTCCCAAGGACAGGGTACGGCTACGATAACCCACTTTGCTAATTCAACGGCTAATAAGAAGTATAGATATGCAATTATTGGTTGATTTTCAATTTTTATGTATAATTGATTCCGTGGATGACCCATCTTGGAATCCGAACTTTTAGGAGTAAAAGATGGCTACTACTACCACATCTCAAATTGACCCAACAATCCAACCTTATCTAGGTTATGGATTGCAGCAAGCACAGCAAATGTATCAGGGCGGTGGCCCTGCATACTATGGTGGTCAGACCTATGTAAGCCCATCAACTACCACTCAAACTGGTTTACAGGCTTTAGAGGCTCGTGCTTCACAGGGTAATCCTCTCCTCCAGTCTGCTCAGAATCAAATACAGAACACAGTTTCTGGTGGTTTCTTAGCTGGTAATCCTTTTTTTCAGGGTGCGTTCCAACCTGCTGCTAGGGCTGCTGAGACTCAATTTAAGCAGACTTTAGGAGACATTGGCTCTAAGGCTAGTCTTGCTGGTCGTTATGGTTCTGGTGCAATGGGTCAACTTCAGGACAGGGCAGCAGGTCAGTTTGGTCAGCAATTGGCTAATACTGCTGGACAGTTAGCATATCAGAACTATGAAGCAGAGCGTAATCGTCAGCAACAAGCTACGATGGCTGCTCCTCAGATGGCTCAAGCTGATTACCAAGACATTCAGAATATGTTGCAAGCTGGTCAGATTCGTGAAGGTTATACGGGCGCACAACAGCAAGCAGACATTGCTAAGTTTAACTTCTTGCAAAACCAACCACAACAGAACTTACAGAACTATCTGTCGTTGGTATATGGCAACCCACTAGGACGAGTAGCTTCATCTACTACTAGCGGTGCTGCTGATACATCTGCATTGCAAAACCTATTAGGCTTGGCTGCTGTTGGTGGTGGCTTGTACAAAAATCTAGGTGGACAACAAGGCATTGGTAATTTGTGGAATAGTGCATCTAATTGGTTGGCTGGGCCAAATGCTGCATATAACGCTGCAACCAACTATGCGACTACTTCTCCAACTGGTTGGCTCGACTTCTAAGGACTAACATGGCTGGACTATTAGACATTTTTGGTACAAGTGGCTCAGACACAATGGGTCTATTGGGTATGTCGCCAGAAGACATTGCTCGTAATCGTGATGATGCACAAGCACAAGCCTTGTACGCACTAGCAGGACGATTGTTCCAAGGCGGTAAAACAGGACAGTCTATTGCTGAAGGATTGCAAGCTGGTCAGAAAGCATATCGTGGTGGTATGCAAGAGACATTGCAAGGTCAATTGCAGAATGTCCAATTGCAGGACATGATTCGTAAGCGTCAGCAAGAGCAACAAGCATTAGCTGAACAACAACGTATTCAAGGTGTTATCCAAGGTGCTGTCATCAAGCCACAAGAGATTTATGGCGAAGACATGATGGGTAATCGAGTAGGCGAAGGAATGACTGCTGGTGGCTTTGATTTACAAAAAGCAGTTCCTCAGTTAATGAGTTCACCAGAAGGACGTAAAGCCTTGAGTGAATTGATTGCTTCTCAGAAAGCAATGGCAGGTGAAACAACAACATTGGCTGAAGGTGCTAATCTTGTTCGTGTAAATCCATTCACTAACAAAGTTGAGACTATTGCTCAAGGCGCACCAAAACGTGAACCAACACCAACGTCCATTGCTGAATACAATCTTGCAAAAAATCAAGGATTTGAAGGTAGTTTCTTAGACTTTGAAAAATATAAAAAAGGATTTACATATCAAGATGCTGGTAATGCAATTATTCAATTAGATTCAAGTGGTAAAGAAGTTTCACGGATACCTAAAGGTCGTGCGCCAGAAGGCCCAGTAAGTTTCCAAGCTATTGAAACAGACCAAGGATTGATGGCATTTAATCCTAAAACAATGCAAATGACTCCAGTAATGGGTCAAGATGGTAAGCCATTAACTAAGTCTGGAAAACCAACTGAAGGTGAAACTAATGCGGCTGGATTTGCATCTCGCATGGTTGCAGCAGAATCAATTACATCAAAACTAGCTACAGGCAATGCACCCAAGTTTGGTGAAGCAATTACTAGCGTTATTCCTTTAATTGGAAAATCAATTCCAGAGGTTATTCCTCAAGCTATTGGTGGTTTGTCTCCAGAGCGTAGACAGTATTTGCAAGCTGCTAACAACTTTATTCGTGCCAACTTGCGTAAAGAATCAGGTGCGGCAATTGGTGCTGACGAGTGGACTGCTGAGTTTATTAACTACTTTCCTCAGTACAATGATGATGAGCAAACAATTAAGCAGAAAGCAATTTTCCGTAATATCTTGACTCAAAATATGATTAATTCTGCTGGTAAATCATATAAAGCACCAAGCATGACAGCACCAACATCAATGACTGACACATATGGATTAAATCCAAGACTTAGCAACTCATTGCGTGGAGGTCAATAATGGCTTATGAGAATGTTGAGAGAATTCGTAAAAATCTTATCACGATGGTTGATAAGAACGCACCAATTGATGATATTAACAAGTACCTAAAAGAAGAAGGATTCACACAAGAAACTTTTACCAAGGCACTAACCCTTGTTAAACAATCTGGTGGTAGGACTTCTGAGTATGGCGCAGGGCGTTCATTGGCTCAAGGCGCAACATTTGGTTTTGCTGATGAACTTGAATCATTGATGAAGTCATTGTCTGGTCAAGGCACTTACGAGCAAAATTTAGCAGCACTTGAACTTGCTAAACAAAAGTATGGACAAGAAAACCCTAAGACTGCATTGACTACTGAGATTGTTGGTGGATTACCATACGCACTATTACCATTCTTGGGAACGGCTAAATATGCACAAATGGCTAAAGATGCTGCACCATTGGTTCGTGCTGGAGTTACGGCTGGCGCATCTGCTGTCACAGGCGCACTTACTGGCGCACTCGGTGGTGCTGGTGCTGCGGGGGTTGGTGAGCGTGTGGCTGGCGCACAAGCTGGTGGTACTTTTGGTGGTCTTGTAGGCGGTGCTGTACCTGCTGTTTCCAAAGGCGTTGGAATGGTAGGTAGCAAAGTTGTTGATGTAACAAGTGGTATTCCTGTTCTTCAGCAAGCTGGTAAAGCTGTAGGGTTAGCTACTGGTCAAAGCATTGACTATGCTAATCGTGCAAAAGCTAAACTATTAGAGGCTTTATATCGTGATAAGGTAAGCCCTGCTGACTTAGAAAAGATGATTGCTGCTGCTACTAAGCCAGTAGGAATTGTTGATATTGCTGGTGAAAATGTTAAGTCACTTGCTGACGTTGCTCAGAAGTATCCAAGTACAGCAAGGCAGACTGCTAAGACTGCACTTGAAGAACGAGCAGCAGGTCAGGGCGAGCGTATCCAAGGTGATATTTCTAAATACTTGGGTGGCTTTACAGACCCCTTTGAATACACAACAGCAATTGCTCAAAGACAAAAACAAGTTTCAACTCCACTTTACCAAAAAGCATATTCTTATGGTGAGGTGACTGACCCTAATGTTTTGAAATATCTTGAGTTGCCACAATTTAAAACTGCTGCAAAAAAGGCTCAAGAACTGTTAGCTGCTGAAGGTAGAACAGTTGATATGTCTCGTCCTACTGTTGAGACTCTTGATAACATTAAGCGTGGTCTTGATGTTCTTATTGACGCTGAAACAGATGCTTTTGGTAAGGTTTCTAAACTTGGCAACATTTACAAGAATAAGAAAAATGAATTCTTATCTGAATTAGATACTGCCGTTCCTGACTTTGGTAGGGCTAGAGCAGCATTTGCAGGTGAGGCAGAACTTCTTGATGCTACTAAGTTAGGAAAAGATTTCTACAAACAAACGGCATCAGAAGCAAACAGAACATTTGCAAAGTTATCTCCATCTGAACAAGAGGCTTATAAAGTTGGTGCTTTGGATGCTGTAAAAGAAAAGATTACAACTGCTAAAGATACTGCTGATATTCGTAAGCGCATATTTGGTTCTCCAGCAGAGCGTTCAAGAGTTTCTTCATTGTTCCCAGATGACGCTACTTTTAAGCAGTTTGAAAAAGACATGATGACTGAATCAATGATGCGTAAGACTCAAGAGAAAATCTTGGGTAATTCTGCAACATTTGAAAGACAGATTGCTGGTCAAAGTTTAGAAGCAGAGCCTAGTTTTATTGGTCAATTGATTGAGCAAGGCCCACTTAGAGGAACGCTAGGTTATTTGAAGGCACAAGGTCAAGGCGTAGCTGGTCAAACGGCAGAGGAACTTGGCCCAATGTTATTTAAACTTGGTGACCCAAGAGCAAACCTTGAGACATTAAAAGCCTTGAGTGCTTACGAAAAATACTTGCTTGAACAAGAAGCTAGAAAAGCTGCTGGTTTAACAGGCGCATCTACAATGACAGGTCTTTTAAATACTGAAAAGCCGTACCGAGTAGATTTAACTGGTATGGCTAACCCCGACTAAGGACTAATATGCCAAAGACAAAAATCTCAGAGTACAGCAGCACCGCTAACAGCAATACAGATATTTCTGGCATTAACATTGACGAGGGCTGTGCGCCATCTGGAATCAATAATGCTATCCGTACATTGATGGCTCAATTGAAAGATTGGCAATCAGGTACATCTGGTGACTACACGGCTGTATCTGCTGGAGGTACTGGTGTTGGTACGCTAACAGGAATTGTCAAGGGTAACGGAACATCTGCGTTTAGTGTTGCTACTGCTGGTACTGACTATGTTACCCCATCAAGTACAGAGACACTAACCAACAAGACTCTGACAAACCCAACTGTTACAAACTATGTTGAGAGTGTTGTTGCCATTGGAAACACAGGAACAGCACAGACGATTACGTTAACTAGCGGTACTGTTCAGACAGCAACATTGACAGGCAACTGCACTTTTACTATGCCTACTGCTACTGCTGGTAAGTCATTTGTTCTCTTACTTAGGCAAGATGGAACTGGTAATAGGACTGCTACCTTTACTGGTGTTAAGTTTAATTCTGCTGGCGCACCGACAATAACTGCAACAGCAGGAAGAATGGACATATTGTCTTTTGTGTCTGATGGAACTAACTGGTATGGTTCTATATCTCAAGGATACACACCATAATGTTTGCCGCACTCAACGCTTTTCAAACTGCTGGTGGTTCTACTACTATCGGTAGCCAGATAGCCTTCACGACTGCTGGAACTTACACATGGACTTGTCCAGTAGGTGTAACTTCAGTTTGTGTTGTTTGTATTGGCGGTGGAGGCTCTGGTGGTACTGGTGTTACATCTAGCAAAACTAATGGTGGAGGCGGTGGAGGTGGTGGTCTTTCTTATCTGAATAATTACGCTGTCACAGCAGGAAATACTTACACAGTTGTTGTGGGTGCTGGTGGTGCTGTTGGCTCTAATGGTACACAAGCCAACGGAAACGCAGGTGGTGATAGCTACTTTGTTAGCGGTAGCGTTGCAAGAGGTACAGGCGGTGCGGGTGGTGTCGCTGGTGGCGCAGGAGGCGCAGGAGGCACTAATGGCGCAACTGGTGCATCTGCTGGTGCTACTGGCGGTGCGGGTGGAAATGGCGGTAGCACTTTACTAAGTTACGCCTCATATGCTGGCGCAGGTGGTGGTGGTGCTGCTGGCTATTCAGGCGCAGGTGGATTGGGCGGTACTGCTGGAAGCATCAATGGTGCTAATGGCTCTGGCGGTGGTGGAGGTGGTGGCGCAACAAACCAAAATTATAGTATTAGCGAAGGTGGTTCTGGTGGCGGTACTGGAATCTTAGGACAAGGAACTAGCGGTGCTGGCGCAACAGACACTATTTATCACATAGACGGCTATGGTGGCTCAGGTGGTGCTGATGGCTCAAACGCAATTGGTGGTGCTTATGGAGGCGGTGGCGGTGGTGGCTTCTGGTATCAGTATGGTAGCGGCATAACTGTCGGTGTGGCTGGCGGTGGTGGTGCAGTAAGAATTATTTGGGGTTCTGGACGAGCTTTCCCATCTACAAACACAGGTGACGTATGAGTGAAGTATCACACGAGCAAATCTACAATCGTTTGGTTGCTGTTGAGAAAAAGGTTGACAGAATTGACGACAACACCAAGGGTCTTGTAGAGGCCATAGAAGCCGCACAAGGAGCAGTTAAGGTGTTGGGATGGGTTGCTTCACTTGCTAAGCCTATGCTCTGGATAGGTGGCTTGGTGATGGCTGCTGGTGCTATATGGCAGACTTTGATAAAAAAATAATGGATTGGCTAGAGCCTATTATTGCTTTAGCTTTTCTTATTTGTTTTGTCATATCTTGCAGCTATATTATTGCAATCTGCTTTCCTTACATCGGTTGAATACAGATGTGTTAGGTGGGGCTGGACAGGTGATGTTTACAACAGAAAAGTTTATTGCCTAGAGTGGAAAAAGATTGAAAAGAAATGATTAGCCCAGAAGTAGCCCTAGAAGGCATCCAGAGTGCTGTAAAACTCATTAAACAGGCTTCAAAAACTGTTGATGATGTAGCTTCGCTCGGGCCTTTATTGGGTAAGTATTTCAATGCCAAGAGTGAGGCTACCAAAGCCGTAGTGTCTGCCAAGAAGGGTGGCTCTAGCATGGGTACAGCACTTCAGATAGAGATGGCTTTAGACCAAGCAGCAACCTTCGAAAAAGAACTTCAGATGTTATTCTTTCAGTCTAACAAGATGGATGTTTGGCAGAAGATTAAGGCTCGTGCTTCTGCTATGGACGTAGAAGATGCTCACAATGCTCGTAGAGAGAAAGAAGAATTAGCCCGTAAGAAGAAGAAAGAGCAAGAAGAATTAGAGATGGGCTTACTTATTGGTGGGATTATTGTTGTTTTTGTTCTTGTGGCATTTGGAATTTTTCAAGCAATAGACCATTGCGCTCAGGTCAGGTGTGGTTGGTGAATGAATATCAAAAGCAAGCTGACATGGCTTTTAAAATCATTGGTGCTTGGTGGGGTACGAATTTGTTGATAGATGTTATTAAAGTCCTACCCAATTTTCTTTCAGACAGAATTGTGAATTACTTGTTGTCTAAACTTCCCTTTTAAGGACTTTATGCTTTCTCTATTCTCAACACTAGGCGGTCTTTTAATTTCTGGTTTACCAAAACTACTGGATTACTTTCAGAATAAAGCAGACCAAAAGCATGAGTTAGCCTTGGCTCAAATACAGACTGAGAGAGAGTTGCAACTGGCAGCACAGGGGTTTATTGCCCAACAGAAAGTTGAGGAAATTCGCACAGACCAGATTGCCATGCAAACAGATGCCCAGATGACTGAAGCGGCTCTCAAGCACGATGAGAAGGTCTTAGAACGTGCTTCTACATGGGTAGTGAACTTTGTTGGTACTGTACGCCCTGTAGTGACCTATATCTTTGTTTTGGAACTATGTTCTATCAATGCTTGGATTGCTTACTACGTTTATTCCCGTCCTAGTTTGGTCACTAGCATGGACGATTTAATCCGAGTTTCTGACATTATTTTCTCCACAGATGAGATGGCAATGCTTGGAGGCATCATTGGATTCTGGTTTGGGTCACGTTCTTGGTCTAAGAAATGAAAGTTAGTAAGGCTGGTGAGGACTTGATGCACTTCTTTGAAGGCTATAGAAACAAGCCTTATAGATGCTCTGCGTCAATTTGGACTGTTGGTTGGGGTCACGCTATGTATGCTGACCAATTAGCCCTTCCAAACGCCCGTAAAGATGGTAATCTTATCAGGTCTGACTATCCACTCAAAGAGGAAGACAATCGTGTTTGGTCTAAAGATGAACTGGTCGAGTTGTTCAAAGTTGACATCAATTCTTTTGAACGTGGTGTTCTTCGACTGTCTCCTAATCTTGTTAACCATCAAAGCAAATTCGACGCTGTTGTCTCTTTTGCCTACAACGCTGGGTTAGGTAATTACCAACGCTCTACTATCCGCATGAAGGTAAATCGTGAGGATTGGCAAGGTGCTGCCGAGGCTTTTATGTCGTGGACTAAGGCGGGCGGGAAAGAAGTAGCAGGACTTGTCAAAAGACGTAAGGCTGAAGTAGCTTTGTTTTTAAACTAAACTGTAACAAATATCCTATAAGGTGTTGAAATGCCCAACATTCCTACACCCCATGATGCTGCTTACTTTGCACAAAGTATCAAAAAGTGGCAACAAGTGTTAAGTCTTGGTGATTGGAGAATAGAAAAAGGGACTAAACCTGCCAAGCAAGCAATGGCTTCAGTTGAGTTTACCCCTAGTGCAAGATTGGCTGTGTATCGTTTAGGTGACTTTGGGGCTGAAAAGATAACTCCAGAGAGCATAGATAAGACTGCTTTGCATGAAGTATTGCATATCTTTTTGCATGACTTGATGACTGTAGCTAGTGACCCTAAGTCTTCAGAAGAAGATATTGAGATGCAAGAGCATAGAGTTATTAACCTGTTAGAGAATTTACTTTATAGGAATTCCAATGGCGTCTCAAAATCACACTGAAAAATGTTCAGATGAGGAATTTATTGCTTTGTGGGAAAAGCATCAATCTGTTGCAAAGTTAGCAAAGATTCTTCAAATATCAGAGAGGTCTGTTCACTATCGTAGGCGTAACATGGAAAAATTCCATGATACTAAATTGCCCGCAGCAGACTATAGAGGTGCTATGTATGATGCTCGGAAACAATCGTTTTCTCCTTTAAAACAGATTGACCTTGGCATACTAGATGGTACTGTGATTGTTTTCTCTGACGCTCACTTTATTCCTAGTCAAAGGTCAACAGCGTTTAAAGGGCTTCTGTATATGATACAAGAGCTTGCTCCTCATGCGGTCATATGCAATGGGGACGCCTTTGACGGGGCTTCAATAAGCCGCCATGATGTAACTGAACAACCAGCGACTACTGTCATTCAAGAACTTAAAGCTACGCAAGCTGCGTTGGGTGAGATTGAGGAAGTAGCCAAAGCAGCAAGGCACAATGTAAAGCTACTGTGGACATGGGGAAATCATGACGTTAGGTTTGGCAATAGATTAGCGCAACACGCACCACAGTTTAAAGAGGTATTGGGTTTTAAGTTAACAGACCACTTCTTAGATTGGGAATTTTGTTGGGCAGTATGGCCTACTAGTGAAGTAATTATCAAACACCGATATAAGAATGGAATTCACGCTACCCACACGTCAACCCTCAATGCGGGCGTTTCAACTGTCTGTGGACACCTTCATGCCCTCAAGGTGACCCCATTCCAAGACCTTCGAGGAAATCGTTTTGGGGTCGACTGTGGAACATTGGCTGAGATTGATGGCCCACAATTTACATATGCTGAACTTAACCCAAGCAACCATAGGTCAGGTTTTGCTGTACTTAATTTTTTCAATGGTCAATTGCTTTGGCCCGAGCTGGTTCATCGGTTTGATGATGGGTTAATCGAGTTCAGGGGTGAAGTGATTGACGTATCTGCGTTTTAGTCCTCATAGAGACAATAAAGAATAAAACAGTATGAGTGCTTGGTTAATTGTTCTCACAGGGGCAATATATGCCTACATTGCTGGTGAGCAACTTATAAAAGAAAACCCCTACATGGCTATCGTGTACGCAGGGTACAGTTTTAGCAATGTGGGGCTTTATCTATTGTCAAAGTAACTTACAAAGGCTCATGAGCGTTTAAGGCAAAGACTGGGACTTCTTCTTCTTCTGTTTCTTCAATATCATCATCATCAAGTTCAACTGCTTCATATTCAACTGCCCAGCCGTGTTCTTCTTGAAAAGCAATAAAGTCTTGGATGATTTGAATTTTGTCAAAGTCCCATGTCTCGACTGTAATTTTCTCATGCTCGCTAAAGCCAATTTCCATTTCAAATTTCATAATGTTCTCCTTAGACAACGTATTGTTGCAACTAAATCGTAGAGCATCTTTATGTCAAAAACAAGACTCATACTTCTTTTTGGAACACTCCGTTAGGCAAAAGAATACCCCTACGATTCTTAATTTGGTCGTATGCTATTTCCATACATTGTACTAAGTTTATGTCTTGCAAAACACAGTAGTTAATAAGGCAGACCATGACATCACCAACAGAATCAACAATAGCATCCTCGTCATTTTTAATCGTTGCATCTGCAAGTTCTCCAATCTCTGACATTGCTTTAAGAAGCTGAACTTCTGGTGTGCTGTTAGGAATAATTTTTCTAGCTTCTGCCCATTGAATTATCTTCATCTCTATATTTGCATATGACATAACTATCCTTTCGAGTTTGCAAATTCGTACCACATGACATAAAAGTCTTTTAGGAAATCAAGACCTTCTCCTATCTTTACGCATCTGCCTAGCACCACTTGAAACACATCTCCAACTTCAGTTTGTTCTTTGTCTGTGTTACCAATGATGACCAGCACAGTAAATTTAGGCACTTGAGCAAAAGCCTTGAGTAGCAATTGCTGACCAGTAGCCATATTCTCACTTGGCTTCTTCCATTCACCAATTAAGAAGTGTCCTCTCCTTTCGCATATCATGTCTATATTGCTAGGCAAGAAGTGAGGATTACTTTGTATCAAGTTAGCGAAATCTCTGAAGTCTGTATGACTAGCCAGAGAATTTCGCATTTGATTAGAAGGGAATTTCTGACTCATCAAACGATGCTTTTTTAGGCTTATTCAAAGCAGCATCTGCGTTTTTATTTTTCAGAGACAGAGACATAAACTTGTTCCCATCCTTGCTTAATTTAATCCAAGCAGAGAGCCAGTATTCTGTTCCATCTACGTTAATGCTTCCTTTGTAATCAGGAAACTTTGCATCGTCTTTGCGGTCATTCTTAAAGAGTGAGCCTCTGTTTGTGTTGTCGTATTCCATATTAACCTTTTGCTTTCTTAATTGCGCTTCTCACGTTACTTGGCATCAGAGTCCATAGAGCAACCTTCTGGTCTGCTTCTAAGTTCTCCTTCTCCAACCTTACCCAAGCTGCCTTGGGGTCTTTCTCACAAATAGCAATCAGTTCAACTGCTAATTCGTCAAGATACTTTAGTATTTCAATATCTAACTCATCTCGGATGCCTTGTGCTGGCGTGATGATTACTTGTTCCTTAATTGGCGCAGAGGAATCAAGAGCGTCATGCTCAACGATTTCCATTGCTGTAACCCACAGATAGCGTCTGGTGTATGTTTCGACTGCACCAAGGTTCTGGATAGGATGGCATCCCTTTAGATTGGCATCTGCCATAGGTGATGTAATGACAAGGCTAGTTCCATCGTCTGTGTCAGTAATTGTCAGACTTGCTATCTCAGAATCGTAAGACACTACACCACACAAACCGATGTTATAAAAAATCTCGGTAATCGTTGGGATAAAGTCACCAAGTTCAAAGTAACTGTAGCCAGCAAATTTATTGTGACCAGACTTTTTAAGTGTTGCTTCTTGCAAAGCCATTCTTGCTGCCATTAACTTCTTGTGTACCATTTTATTTTCCTTTACTTAAATACTCTTTAATCATTTCTTCTTTGTCTTCCTCGTATAAATCCTCGAAAGGTACGAAGTGATTTTCTCCACAGCATGAGCCGTAGGTCTTTTGCTCAGTACAGTAGCAACAGTATTCACCATGAGATAAATCTTTGATTGCATCTTGTCTGGTCATTGGATTCTTTCGATAGGCTTTGCTACAAGCCACTTATCACCCAACTGGCGTACTGACTTCACCCATTGCTTTTGATAGGCTCTAATGACCTCTGGAGGCGCATCATAGGTGCTGAATAGCCTGCGGACTTGAGTTAGGTAGTGTGTGTTCATTAACCTCTCCAAGCCAGCATTACACCGATACCGCCAAAGATGATGATGGCTAACAACCACTCTGCAAGTTTTTCTAACTTTTCTTTCATTTGAAACTCCTTAAAAAGACCCTCACGATTTGTTTGGGCTGACGACAGTATATCAAACTAAACAGGTATTTGTCTAGGTGATTTCCCTAACATCAACAAATTGTTTATTAAGCTATACTCAGGATATGGATAAACAAACTGCTATTACACTTGCTGGCTCACAGAGTGAGCTTGCTAGAATTCTTGGTATAACTAGGGCTGCTGTCTTTCTATGGAAGAAAATCCCTGAGTTGCGTATTTATCAACTTAAAGAACTTAGACCAGAGTGGTTTAAATAAGTTACAATGTTTTGAAACACGGCTAGGTTGGGGGTAGCTACCCAACTGAAAAGCGAGCCTCCCCGCCTGCCGATTGTTTCTTTCTGTAAGTGGGTGGACTGTGCGAGGATATTATGCTTTTACAGCCAAAAAACTGGGCCGTCTTTCAACATTACAAAGACAGATGCCCGCCTTGGATAAAACTTCATCGTGACCTGTTAAACGACAGGGTTTATATGCGCTTGCCTATTGCTAGCAAGGCGATAGCACCTATGCTCTGGTTGCTTGCAAGTGAATCAAAAGATGGTGTTTTTGATGGCTCACTAGATGAGCTAGTCTTTCGTCTGCACATTACTGAGAAAGAGTACCAAGCTGGTGTTAAGCCATTGATTGATAACAACTTTTTTACTGTTGTTAGCGGAGTGCTAGCAGAACGCTTGCAGACTGCTATCCCAGAGACAGAGAGAGAGAGAGAGACAGAGACAGAGACAAAGAAAGAGAAGAAGACACTCGGCAAACGCCTCGCTTCTGATTTTAGTTTTCCATTGGAATGGGAACAGTTCTGCCAACAGACAAGACCAGAACTTAGCCCTGTTAAAACCTTTGACCAGTTTAAGGATTATTGGATAGCCCAAGCAGGTCAGAAAAGTGTGAAGTTGGATTGGTTTGCAACTTGGCGTAATTGGGTTAGAAGTACTAATGCACCAAAGCAAAACCCTGCCGACATTGTGAGGCTCACAGTTCCGAGCAAAAATGAGCCTGACCCTGCGTTAGAAAAGATTAAAGCAGACGCTTTGAAAGCTGCACCTATACCCCTAGAAGTTTTAGCAAAGATGGCTGAGTTAAGGAGAAAAGCATGAAAGTAGAAATTGGAAATGCTACGCTTTATCTTGGCGACTGCTTAGAAGTTTTGCCATTGATTGACAAAGTTGATGCTGTCATTACTGACCCTCCTTATGGAATGAGTTTTCAATCTAATTTTAGACATGAAAAACATTTAAAAATTGCTAACGATGAATCTGCCGATATTGCAATTGAGGTAATTAAATGGTGCTTGGAGAACACAAATCATTCAATTTATGCTTTTGGTAGATGGGACAACATTTATGACTATCCAAAACCAAAAAGTTTAATTACATGGGTAAAAAATAATTGGTCAATGGGTGACTTGCACCATGAACACGCTAGACAAACTGAAGTTGCTTTTTTCTATGCAATGCAAAATCATTTTTTTCCAAAGCAGAGACCAACAGATGTAATTGAATATCCAAGAACAAACAATGAATTTCACCCTACTGAAAAACCTGTGGGTTTGATGTGTAAGTTTGTTGAATGGACTTCTGGAACTATCTTAGACCCATTTATGGGTAGCGGTACAACAGGAGTAGCTGCAATTCAGATGGGACGCAAATTTATCGGAATTGAACGTGAACAAAAATACTTTGACATTGCCTGTAAGCGTATAGAGCAAGCTGCTTCACAACCACAATTGTTTGCACATGAACAACCTAAACAAATTCAAGAGGCTATGTTTTGAACAACTTTCAATGGCCTATAAATGACTCCAGCAGAATTAGAGCACTTCAAGAACTCAGAAGCGAGAGAGTGGATACGCAGGTTCAACCAAAAGAAATTGACGATTGGCTCGAGCAAAGCCTTGCTCTGGTGGCAGGGTGTGTGCGTGGACTTGGAACGAATCAGAGGAAAGTCCGATACTTTGCTTTTGAGGGACAGAATGACGAGGTTACGAAATGAGGAGAGCAGCAAGAGTTGATGCTAACCAAGAACAGATAGTTTCTGCCTTGCGTGGTGCTGGCGCATATGTTTGGATTATTGGCTTACCAGTTGACCTACTGGTTGGCTACAAGGGTCACACATTTCTGGTAGAGATTAAAACAGACTCTAAAAAGCGTTTGACGAAGCTACAAGCCGACTTTTTTGAAAATTGGTCTGGAAGTACCTTGGCAAGAATAGATTGCCCAGAAGCCGCACTTAGGATGATTGGAGTAGTCAAGTGAAAGCACCTTACCGAGCGATAGAGTACATCATTGAAAATTCATGCAAATTTGCCGAGGCGAAGGCTCAAAGAGTTTTTATAGAAAATTTCTTGCGTACTAAAAAATCTTTACTGATGAAAGATGCTATGGCTAGAGGCATAGATTCTGGTATAGCACAAGAGCGTGAGGCTTATGCTCACCCAGAATACGAAGAATTATTAAGAGGTTTACAAGAGGCTACCATTCGTGAGGAGACTTTGAAATATATGCTGATTGCTGCCCAAATGAAGGCAGACATATGGCGGTCTGAGCAAGCAAGTGAGCGTCTTGGCGTAAAAACTACGGAGTAGGTGTAAACACCTAGTAAATAGTGTGTTTAGTTTGCTATACTTGCATCAGCCCAAGCAATTCGCAAGGGTACTTTTAAGGAAATCAAAATGACACTCACAATAAATCGTTCAGTAGTTAAAACTTCAACAGGTTATGTTGTTAATGGTGCTTTCAGTTGCATGATGCGCTTAGACGAAAATGGAAAAGTGGTTTACAGCAACATGAATCCCGACGCTAAAGAATACAAAGTAATGTATCGCCTTTTCAAAAAATCAATTTAATTTAACAGGGGGCATAGCCCCCACTTTTAAGGATTAAGAAATGAAATACGAATTTGACACAACTACTGGTGAAGGTTCTGTAATCGTTACTGTCGTGATGACATACGAGACAGACGAAGAAGGAACTTACAACGAGAACATTGATGAAGTCTGGTTTGAAGGACGCAACGTCATGGGCATCTTTACTGACCAGCAGTTTAAAGAATTAGAAATGGAAGGAACAATGCGTCTGTCTAGTCATTTACTTGCGGAGGCAGACCATGCTCGTTCTGTTGATTACGATATGAGAGCCATCTAATGCATCCTATAGACTTGGGTGGAAATCCTCCAGCTAATAAATTTAAGTTCTGCAATAAATGTGAGACACACAAGCCTCCAGAGGGAGGTCTTGATATGGGTCATAAATGGATGTGTCAATCGTGCTGGTTAAAGAGAACTACTGGTATGCATCTTAAACAAAACCAATTAAAAAATGCGTAAACACACAAAACGCAAGATGTGGAATCTGATAGACCCAATTCAACACGCAATAGTGGGTGCAGCGATAACACACAGGGAAAAACTCGACAAACTCAGAATGATGGAGTATTCCGCACTTGACTCAATGACAAAAGGTTATGGAACAGTTACAGACTGGCGTACCTTGGTGGATGTTTTAAATCTATCTGAGATGATGGGTAAAGGTGGAATAGGGCCAGAAGTTTTACCTATATGCGAAAAAGCACAGGCAAGCCTACATAAAGCTGCTATGCGATACCAAGAAACCATGCAAATGGGATTAGATGGTGTTGGAATTAAATCCATCAGAGATTTAATTGAATATGCTGATTTACAGCAAGGAAGTATCCCAAGAAGTGAGTTTGAGAAGTACATTCAGAAAACAAAAGACTACATAAGGTCACGAGGTGATAAGGTGGTAGAAATTGAATAACAGTTTTACAAAGCGAGAAAGACTGCATATTGCCAGAATAAAAGAGATGGCTTGTGGAGTATGTGGTCAGTCTGGGCCAAGTGATGCTCACCATATCAAGCAGCATCAGCAGTATCTTTGTATTCCGTTATGCAAGGACTGTCACCAAGGGCCACACAACGGAATTCACGGACAAGCTCGGATATGGTCAGTCATGAAGCATGATGAAATGTCAGTTTTAAATGAAACGCTTGCAAAACTTATTGGTTAGTGCAAAATATAGTTTCTTGAGTTGCCGTTGAGAACTTAGAGGGGCTTGTCCCCTCTTTTTTTATGTGAGATAATGTTTCAAACTCCATGAGGACAACCATGTCTGGATTACTTGAGCCATCCGTAAAAATTGAGATTGAGATACAAAGCCAAGAGAAAAATGGCGAAGCGTGTCCAGTTGCCACAGGTGACGTAGAAGTCAATCTTGAGAATCGTCAAAAGGCTATTGATAAGGCGAACTATGGCCCAATGAATCCTAACGAGCCGAGCATGGATTACTGGCGTGACATTTCTAAAGCATGGAGAAACTCACCAGAACAGGCTAAAAAGTCTCGTTGCGGAAATTGCGCTGCATTTATCCAAACACCTAAGATGCTTGCTTGCATTGAATCAGGCTTGGAAATGGGTGGTACAGAGATGGATGCATGGGAAGTCATTGATGCTGGCGATTTAGGTTACTGCGAGGTGTTTGACTTTAAGTGTGCTTCTAAGCGTACCTGCGAAGCATGGATTAGTGGCGGGCCAATTACTGAGGAGAAAGACAATGGGAACAACGAATCAACAGGCTCTGGAGATGATGCAGAAACTTATGCAGAAGAAGACTAAGCCAATGCCTGTCAGGGGTGAGCGTACTGCAAAGAACAAAGCAAAGAAGCCTAAAAAATGATGGGTTTGTATGCCAACATCAATGCAAAGAAAAAGCGTATCGAAGCGCAAAAAGCTGCTGGTAAAACTCCAGAGCGTATGCGTAAGGTTGGCTCGAAGGGTGCGCCAACTGCGGATGCGTTTAAGCAAGCAGCTAAGACTGCTAAAAAGAAATGATTAAGCGTGGTTCTGAGCAGTTTTCTGGCTATAACAAGCCCAAAGCTACTCCTAACCATCCAACCAAGTCTCACGCTGTTTTAGCGAAGTCTGGTGAGGATGTAAAACTCATTCGCTTTGGTCAACAAGGCGTAAAAGGCTCTCCTGATGGCAGTAAGCGTAACGAAGCGTTCAAGGCTCGTCACGCTGAGAACATAGCCAAGGGTAAGATGAGTGCTGCATATTGGGCTAACAAGGTTAAATGGTGAAACTATGAAAACTCCTAAGATGAACAAAGCTGGTAAAGCCAAGATGAGTGCTGTAATGCACGAGTTTGGCAAGGGTGAATTGCACTCTGGTAAGGGCGGTAAAGTCGTTAAGAATCCTAAGCAAGCCGTTGCTATTGGAATTGCAGAAGCTGCCAAGAAAATGGGCAGAATGAAATAATGCCAAGCCTTCTTGATTCTGCTTTAGGATGGATGCAAGACCCTAGACGCACTCAGCAATTGCAGGGTACTGGTAGGGCAATCCAACAAGGTCTGCTTAACATTCAGCAGTCTGATAAGAAGTTTCAAGACTTATTTGACAAGTCATTTGGTGACCCAAAGCAACCATTTAAAGTTACCGACAAGAAAGCATTGTCTCAGTTAGCCGAAATGACCCAAAGCGGTTTGCTTGGTATGGCTGAAGTTGGTATGTTTGTCGGTGCTGGCTCTAAGGCATTTGACAAAGCGATGGCGTTTGCTGCTAGTAAGCTAGAGAAAAAAGGCATAACACCACAGGAAATCTGGAAAGAAACAGGAACTGTCCGTGGCCCAGATGGTCAATGGAGACAAGAGATTAGCGATAAAGAAGCTAAGTTTGTCACAGCACCAGAGATGCTCGATAAAGCAGCATTACTCAAACAGAACATTGCTGAAAACAAGCAAAAGATTAAAGAATCCAAAGAATATCCAGACTTATTTCCTAAAGAGTTGACTTCTGCTCAAAAGGTTTTAAGAGAAGAAAATAAGGCAAATAAGGAACTTGTTGATACATACACAGGAAATCAAGCATGGACTGGCGCACCAGCAAAACTGGCTGTTGAGCACCCAGAGCTATATAAAGCATACCCAGACCTTGAAAACATAAATGTTAGGCAAGGAACAATAAATCCAAATTTTCTTGGAAGTTTTGAGCCGAAAAAAGGACTTTTAGAGGTAACTACTGAAGGTCTAAAAAAAGACCCAAGGTCAACAGCATTGCATGAGATGCAGCACGCTATTCAAGAGCAAGAGGGTTTTGGTGTTGGTGGAAATATCAACACTATGGAGCGTTTAATGTCTGATGCAAAATATAAGACATGGATGCTCAAGGAATCAGATGATTACAAGATTGCGAATAAAGAATTAACAAATATTTGGGATGATTATTTCCAAAAGAAATTAAGTTTTAATGACGCACGGGCAGCAGAAGAACAGTTGCTTAAAAAGTATCCAATAGTTAATGAATATAGAGATGCTCTTAGCACAGTAAATCACTTAGGCGATGACCCAAGAGAAGCATATGCACGACTTATGGGTGAAGCTGAGGCTAGACTAACTCAGACCAGAAAAGATTTAACTCCTGAAGAAAGAAGAAAATACTTTCCTTTTGAGTTGCAAGACAAAAATGTAAATCCATATGGTCTAGACTTTCCATTAAATACCCTGATACACTTAGACGAACGAGGTAACCTAGTTCAAAAAGGATTACTAGGTCAGTAATTACTAACTTTATCTTGACCAACCCTAGAGGAGTCAAACATGATTGAAAAACAATCAAACATTTCATATCGTGGTGGCGCACGAGAAGGTGCAGGAAGACCAAAAGGAAGTCTTGACAAGGGCAATGCTGTTCTTAGAGAGATGATACTGGAGGCACTAGAGGGCGCAGGTGGCGTTGCTTATCTCGTAGAGAAGGCAGAGAGTCACCCACAGGCTTTTATGGGACTAATCGGTAAGGTCTTGCCACTCCAAGTAACTGGAGAAGAAGGTAAAGACATTCAGATAAGCGTCCAATGGCAGAAGTAATTGAGATAGCCTACAAACCCAGAGAACAACAACTTGCTATTCATGACTTGATGGACAGCAAGCGTTTTGGCGTTGTTGTTGCTCATAGGCGCATGGGCAAAACAGTCTCTGCGATTAACCACTTAATCAAAGATGCAGTCCTTAACCAAAAGGAAGCTCCTAGATACGCCTACATAGCCCCTACATACGGACAAGCTAAGAGAGTGGCATGGGACTACCTTGTGAAGTATGCAGAGCCTTTGGGTGGCACTAGCAATATCTCAGAACTTAGGGTGGACTTCTGGGGTAGGCGCATCCAGTTGTTTGGCTCAGACAACCCAGAAACACTCCGTGGTCAGTATTTTGATGGGGTAATCTTAGATGAGATTGGTGACCAGAATCCTAAGATTTGGACAGATATTGTCAGACCTGCACTAGCCGACAGGAAGGGCTGGTGTCTATTTATTGGTACGCCAAAGGGACACAACCATTTCAAAGAACTAAGAGACAGGGCAGAAACTGAGGATGGATGGGGTTTGTTGGAGTTCAAAGCCTCAGAGACGGGTGTAGTAGATGACACAGAACTGAAGGCTGCCAAGAATGAAATGGGTGAGGATAAGTACCGCCAAGAGTTTGAGTGTAGCTTTGACGCTGCTGTAGAAGGCTCTTACTATGGAACTATCCTGAATGACCTAGAAGACAAGAAGCATATGCAGGAGATACCAAGAGAGGAATTGAGCAGAACTTTTACTGCTTGGGACTTGGGAATGGGTGACTCTACGTCTATCTGGGTGGCTCAGTTAGTGGGCACTGAGGTGCGTCTGATTGACTATTACGAGAATCATGGCGTAGGACTAGACCACTATGTGAAGTGGATTAGGGACAACGACTATCTCAAAGCAGAGCATATCCTTCCGCATGACGTAAGGGTCAGGGAACTAGGCACAGGAAAGAGCCGACTTGAGATGCTTGAGGATGCTGGACTAGAGGTCAAGATTGCTCCCAGAATGGGACTAGACGATGGCATCCAAGCGGTAAGACGATTATTGCCAAGGTGCTGGTTTAACGTACCTAAAGTGCAGACAGGTCTGAATTGCCTGAGAAACTATCGCAGAGATTACGATGAGAAGCGTAAGATTTTCTATGAGCGTCCATTGCATGATTGGTCATCACATGGCTCGGACTCATTCCGTTACTTAGCACTAGGATTGGATGAAGGACATTCAACGTGGTCTAAGCCTATCAACCAACTACCGAAGTGGATTGTCTGATGTATGTACAAATGCAGGGTGTAAATTTAGCACCTAAAGTAAAAGAACTTGAAAAACGTATCGAAATGCTCGAAAATGTGGTAAATGAGTTAAAATCGGACAAACCCAGAATGGGTCGCCCTCCAAAGGACAAGCATGGCACAGAACGAGTTAATGTCGATAATCCAAGCAGAGATTGACGATGCAATTGGATTTATTGAAAGCGAAACTGTTGAGCAGCGCAAACAGGCTCTACAAGCGTATCTCCGACAGCCATATGGTAATGAGGTGGAGGGTAAGTCTTCAATTGTTACTGGCGAAGTGGCAGAAGCAATAGATGGTGCGCTTCCTTCATTAGTTCGTATCTTCACAGGCTCAGACCAAATCGTAGTGTTTGAGCCACAAGGCCCAAGAGATGAAGCCTCTGCTAAACAAGCAACTGATTACTGCAATTGGGTATTCCATCGAGATAACGAAGGCGTAGCAGTTTTGCATGATTGGTTTAAGGATGCTCTCTTGCAGAAGAATGGCATCGTTAAGGCTTTCTGGGAAGATAAAGAAGACATTACAAAAGAGCGTTACTTTGACTTGTCTAATGATGAGTTAGCGATGCTGATGAGTGATGAGAGCATGGAGATTGTCGAGCAAGATACCCAAGAGTTCCCAATCTTTGACCCAATGGGACAGCCAGTTGTTGACCAGATGGGTATGCCTGCTATGGGTGCTACTCATAACGTAGTAGTACAAAAGAAAAAGAAGTCAGGCAAGGTAACGATTGAGAACGTACCCCCAGAGGAGTTCTTGATTAGCAAGAAAGCCAAGACCATTGCTGATTCTCCATTCGTAGCCCACAGACAAATGTTAACTCGTAGCACATTGATGGCTATGGGCTTTAACAAAAAGCAGGTAGAAAGTTTGCAGATGGGTGATGCTTTGGCATACACACCAGAGCGTGTGGCTCGTTTCTCTGCTGGTGAGCAACCTTATCAAATCCAGACTGATGACCCTTCAATGCAAGAGATTGAGGTCTTTGAGTGTTATGTCAAAACTGATATAGATGGCAAGGGCATTGCTTCATTGGTTCAAGTCTTTTATTCTTCTAATGAGATTCTTCAAGATGAGAAGGGTAAGGAGATGATTGAGGAAGTGGACTATGTTCCATTCCACTCTATTTGTCCTATCCCAATCCCACACAAGTTCTTTGGTAACTCACTTGCTGACAGAACTACAGACATTCAGTTAATCAAGACCACTATTACTCGTCAAATGTTGGATAACTTATATCTGACAAACAATGCACGGGTAGTGGCTGTTGAGGGTCAGGTAAACCTTGACGACTTGCTTACATCTACAGCGGGTGGTGTTATTCGTGCCAAGTCTCCTAATGCTGTCCAGCAGTTAGTTGTTCAGAACGTGGCTGCTCAGGCTTTCCCAATGCTTCAGTATCTGGATACAGTTCAATCTAAGCGTACTGGTGTATCAGATGCTTCACAAGGCTTAGACCCTTCTATCTTGCAGAACGTCACAGCAGCAGCAGTAGCTTCTATGCAACAAGCTGGCGCAGGTAAGATTGAATTGATTGCTCGAATCTTTGCAGAAACGGGCGTAAAGTCATTATTCAAGGGAATTTTGCATCTTTTGTGCAAATATCAGGACAAGCCTCGTTTAGTGCGTATGCGTGGTGAGTTCGTAGAGTTTGACCCTAGAACATGGGCTAACCAATACGATGTTGCTATCAATGTAGGTTTAGGCGCAGGGAATCGTCAAGAGCAAATGGCTATGTTGTCTATGGTTCTTGCTAAGCAAGAGCAGTTGATTGGTCAGTATGGCCCTGCTAACCCTTATGTATCTCCTGCTCAGTATCGTGGCACTTTGGGACGCATGGTTGAGATTGCAGGGTTTAAAGATAGTGCTGAGTTCTACAAGGCTATTACGCCAGAGCAAGACCAGATGCTCTCTAATCCTCCTCCGCAAGAGCAACAGATGCCTCCAGAGGTACAGGCTTTGATGGCTAGAACACAAGCCGAGATACAAGCTAACCAAGCTAAAGCACAGGCTGACATTCAGTTGCAACAACAACAGATGCAGATTGACATGGAGATGGCTCAACAAAAGGCTGGTCTTGAGATGCAGATGTTGCGTGAAAAGGAAGCCGCTAAGTTGCAATTAGAGCGTGAGAAACAACAGGCTTACTTTGCTATGAAGCAACAAGAGTTTGAAGCGGAAGCACAGTTAAAAGCAATGAAGATTGGTGCAGGTATCACATCTAACGTAGAAATCAGAGGTTAATCATGGCAGTAACCGCACAACAGATTGTTGATTTCTTACTAGCCAATCCAACTATTAGTGATGCAGAACTTGCTGCTGTTATGGACGCCTACAAGGTAACTCCAGAGCAGGTTGCACAAGCTACTAATACAAGCGTAGCAGAGGCTCAACAAAGATACGAGGCAGTTACTGCTCCTCCTCCTCCAGAGCCAGTTTATCAGCCTGTTTACCAAGCACCAGTAGAAACTTACTACGAGCCTGTTTACGAGCCTGTTTATCAAGCACCAGTTATGACAAATACATACTTCCAAGCTAATCCTGATGTAGCTGCGGCATATGCTTCAAATAGCTATGGTATGTCACCAGATGCTTATGCTGATTTCCATTGGAATAACTATGGAAAAAATGAACAACGAGTATCTCCGTCTGGAGTGCTTCCTACTCCTGCGCCTCCTCCTGTTTACGAAGCACCTGCTGCTCCCGTATCAAATAATCAACTATCAGCGCAACAAATAGTTAATTTAATACAGCAAGAAGCAAAACAAGGTGGTACTTCTACTGTTGTTGATAATGCAGAAACAGGACAAACAAGTACAGTCTTAAATAATTTAGATGGATTTAACGCAACATACAAGCCCGCAACTGTTGAGCAAACAGAGCAAGGCGTGATAAGTACATCTGCACCTGAGTTAAGTGGGTTTAGTCGTGTTAATCCAGATAACAAAGATTACATTCAGTATTTTGATACTTCTGGAAAGTTAGTTGGTCAGGAAAAGATACTTAGTTCGGGACAGCAAATGTGGTCTGACTTAGGCCCTATTATTACTGCTGCCGCATTGGGTGGTGGTGGCTCTGAACTTCTTGGTAATGCACTTGGTTTAACTGGCTCTACAGCTCAATCTGTTGGTGCTGGTTTAATTAAAGGTGCTTCTTCTTTAGCTGGTGGCGCAGATATTGATGAAGCATTAAAAACTGGTTTATTAACTGGTGGATTGGTTTATGGCGGCAATGCTCTTAATAACTATTTAACTACTGGTTCTACTGCTGATGTTGGGATAACAGAGCGTCAACTTGCTATTCAAGATGCTAAACAGTTGGCAGACCAAGGTTTATCTACGACTCAAATTAGAGATACTTTGAGTTCTGGTGGCTATAACGATGCAATTATTGATAGGGCTATAACTGCTGTTACTCCTACTGCTACAAGTACATCTACTGCTGTATCAACACCAGACACAGTTACTGTTACAGGCCAAGCACCAACATCATTAGGCAATGTAATTAACACAATTGCTGGTACTGTACCAACTAACACAGGAGCTGTAGAAATTGTTGGTGAAAAGCCAGTTAATACACAAGATGTTATCAATGCAATCACAAGCAATTTAACCACTACATCAAATGTTGCAACTACACCTACAAATTTAGATACAGTTGAAGTTGTTGGAAATAACGCTAATACATTGGATTTAGGCTCAGTTATCAATTTGATTAACTCTGGAAACTTGGATACAACTAACCTTGTTAACAATGTTGTTGACACAACTAAATTATTAGACGACTCAGGTAAGAAAAAAGAGGAATTGACTACAAGTGATGTGATTCGTCTTGCTGGTATTGGTACAACTTTGGCTGGTTTAAATGCAGCCACACAAGGAACAGACACAGGAACACAATTCCCAATTATTCCTATTCCAGAAGACTGGAAGGGTCAACCTCCAACAGTAATTGCACCAAGACCTAGACTTCAGCCTGTTGACTTTGGAAGCCGTAACTTGCTTATGGGTACACAATGGGAAAAGTTCTTGTCTCCTACCTATGGTCAAGTTCCAGCACCAGTTCAGTATTCTCAGCCATCAAACATGAGTTACAACGACTTGATGAGCATATTGGGTAGCAAGCAAGGCTATCCATCGTCAGGAAACCTAAGTATTAACGACATTATTTCTGGGATACAGAATCAGTATGGACAAACACCTACTCGCACAATGGGCTAAAAACCTATTAAATGATGACTTTTTCAAAGAAGTCATAGATAACTTGAAAAAACAGCAGATTAGTGTGATAATTAACACAAGTGCAGAAGAATCTGATAGGCGTGAAGACGCTTACAGGCACATCAAGTCTATTGAGTTGATTACAGGACACCTAGAAGGCTTGGCCTCGGAAACTGTGATTAGAGATAAGAAATGGAAAATTTTGTAGCCTAAAAGCTACCCTCCGTCCAGAAGGTTTCTGGTGATTATTGAGATGACAAATGGAAAACACCAACCCACAAGGGAGTGAAAACCTAAATGTAAACCAAGCCGCTTCAGCGTTTGAGAGTTTAATGGGTGATTCTGAGGAAGCCGAACAAGGCCAATCTGACGAGCAGCCAGAGGAACTTCAAGAGACTGATGAAGTTGAGTATGAAGAAGAACAACCAAAGCCTAGATATAAAGTCAAGGCATCTGGTGAGGAAGTCGAAGTAGAACTAGACGAACTTATCAAGGGTTATCAACAAGGTACGGACTACACTAAAAAGTCTCAGGCTCTGGCTGAGCAACGTAAGGCTGTTGAAGCTGAACGTGGTCATTTAGAGCAGGTTAAACAAGAGCGACAGGCATATGCCCAGAAGTTGCAAGCGTTGGATAGCTTCCTTACGCAGCAAAATCGGGGTGTGGACTTAGATGTTCTAAAGGAAACAGACCCTATCGGTTATGCGGTAGCGGTAGCTGAGCAGAGTCAGCGTGAGAAGCAGTTAGCAGTAGTCAGGCAAGAACAGCAACGCATTGCCCAACAGCAACAAGCCGAGCAACAAGCCACACTGCAAAACCATCTCCGTCAAGAATCTGAGAAGCTAGTGAGTTTGATTCCTGAGTTAGCTACGCCACAGGGTGATGCGGTACGGAAACAAATCCGTGACTATGCGAAGTCTGTTGGGTGGACTGACCAAGAACTCAGTTCCGTATATGACAGTCGTGCTGTGCATACATTGTATAAAGCAATGAAGTATGAGCAACTTCAAAAGAGCAAGCCAGAGTTAAACAAGAAACTCCAGTCTGCTCCCAAGATGATGCGTTCTGGTACTTCTGCGCCTCCTACAAGGTCTACACAAGACAAACAGGTTATGCAGAGGTTGCGTGAAACTGGAAAAGTCCAAGACGCAGCAAAAGCATTTGAACGATTCTTTTAAATTTTGGAGTATTAAATTATGGCTACCTATCAAACATATACCGCAATCGGTATGCGTGAAGACCTCTCAGATGTTATCTACTCGATTTCACCTACAGACACACCTTTCATGTCTTCCATTGGCAAGACTAAAGCTACTGCTGTTTTGCACGAGTGGCAGACTGACTCGTTGGCGGCTGCCAGCTTGTCTAACTATGCAGTTGAGGGCGACACAGCATCTGATGCTACTATGTCTCCTACGACTCGTGTTGGCAATCGTTGCCAAATTGCACAGAAGACAGTTAAGATTTCTGGCACTTTGCAAGCTGTTGACAAAGCTGGCCGTAAGTCTGAAAAGGCTTATCAGTTGGCTAAAGCATCTGCTGAAATCAAGCGTGACATGGAGACTTCCTTGTTGAGCAATCAAGTTGCTGCTAACGGCAATTCTTCTACTGCTCGTAAATTGGGTGGTCTGCAAGCATGGTTGGCTACCAATGGCGACTTTGGTACTTCTGGTTCTGCTGGTGCATCTGGCACTACTGCTCGTACAGATGGCACAAACCGCACTTTCACAGAAGACATTTTGAAAGTTGTTGTTCGTGAAGTTTACGCTTCTGGTGGCAATCCTAAAGTGTTGATGGTCAACCCTGCTCACAAGCAGTTGGTTTCTGCCTTCACAGGTATTGCTGCACAGCGTTTCATGGCCCCTGCAAACGCACCCACAACCATCATTTCGGCTGCGGACGTTTACCTGAGCGACTTCGGTTCTATCTCTGTTGTTCCCAACAGATTTATGACTTCTACTAACTCATGTAACGAGACAGCGTTCATCCTTGACCCCGACATGGCTGCTGTTGCTTATCTGCGTCCTTTCCAGACCAACGAGTTGGCTGTAACTGGCGACAATGAGTCCACACAGTTGTTGGCTGAGTACACCTTGGAAGTTCGTAACGAAGCTGCTCACGGCATCATTGCTGACATCACACCTTAATTTGGTGTAACTTAAAAATGCCTCAGACTAATCCTCTGGGGCATTTCTTTTTCTAGCAAAACTGATAGAATTAGACTATGCAAAACCCTAATAACTTTCGTCAAACTGCTGTTCATGCTGATGGTGATGGCGGTATTATTATTCAGACTCGTCAGGATGTTTCTGACATTGTTGAGCAGAATAAAAAAGAATATAACTCGTATGACGAGAGAGCAAGATGGTCTGACCAGTTGTTTGGCAATAAGGTTGCGTCTATTCCTTTGACAGTCATTGATGACTTGAACAAGCAGGGAATCATGCGTGGCTATGCTGTTTTAGACGACAAGCGTTTTGCTGCTTGGTTAAATGACCCAATGAATCGTGCGTGGCGCACCAGAACTGGAGTGGTATGAGTTACGCAACATACACAGCGTTAAAGGCTTCTGTTGCTGCTTATTTAGCACGAACAGACTTAACTGACCAGATACCAGACTTCATTACATTTGCTGAGAATCGACTCCGTAGAGAGTTGCGTATCCGTCAGATGCTGAAGACAGTAACAGCGACTACGACAGCCGCAGATGGCACAGTAGGTTTACCAACAGATTTCTTGGAGGTGAGAGACTTTGTGGTGAATGGTAATCCTGTTCAGCCATTGAACTACTCTAGCCCATCTGCGTTTTCTCGTAACTCTAGAAGTACAGAACAAGGCAAGCCACTTGATTACACAATCCTTGCGTCTGAATTCCAGTTAGCCCCACAGCCAGATGCTGTTTACACATTGAAGTTGCTTTACTTTGCTGCTCCTGAGTACCTGAGTTCTAGTGTTGCTACTAACGTGTTCTTGGCTAACTGTCCTGATGCTTTGCTTTATGCTTCTTTGATTGAAGCAGAGCCGTATTTAATGAACGATGCTCGTATTAACACATGGGGAACTATGTACGACAGAGCAATCTCTACACTAACTAGGTCTGATGAACAGGGTCAGTATTCTGGTGTTCCTTTGGCTATGCGTAACATATCGAGGTAAATCATGGCAGCAATGAGCAACTATTTAGAGAACGCTGTAATCAATGCAGTTCTCCGTAACACAAGTTACACAAGTCCATCAACTGTTTATGTTGCTTTGTTTACAACTGACCCAACAGATGCAGGTAGCGGAACTGAGTGTACTGGTAGCGGATACACCCGTAAGGCTATGACATTTGGTGCGCCTTCCAATGGTGTATCTACCAACAGCGCAGCAGTAGAATTTGACCAAGCTACAGGCTCTTGGGGAACGATTACACACATGGGTCTATACGATGCCTCAACTAGCGGTAATTTATTGTTTCACGGGGCTTTAACGGCCTCTAAAGTGATTGATGCTGGCGATGTATTCAAGTTTGCATCTACAGCTTTGGCGGTTACTCTTGCATGAGTACCTTAGTCACTCGTGCTGGGAAGGGTTCACCTCTTACACACAATGAGGTTGACACTAACTTTACCAATCTGAATACGGATAAGGTAGAGAAGACTTCTGCTGCCATCACAGGCGGCACAATCAACAACACAACAGTTGGAGCAACAACCCCTGCGGCTGGTACGTTTACTACGCTTACTGCTCAGACAGAAGTGCTTACTGGTACAGGGCAAAATTTATTGTTGTATAGCGAAGTATTAAATGATACTTCTTGGACAACAAATTCTCCGAATGTAACTATTTCGGCAAATGCCACAACTGCTCCAAACGGAACAACTACAGCCGACAAGGTAATTCCTACTGTTACTAATACAAGCCATATTATTAGACAGTTTATTACCAACTATCAAGGTTTAAGTTATGTTCAAAGCATATATGCTAAAGCAGAGGCATATAGTGTTATTCAAATAGCTACATCAACTGGCTTTGATGGCGGTGGTCAATCTTTTAAAAACTTTCTTTTATCAAGCGGGACATTAGGTAGCGGAACTTTACCAGCAACCATTACTTCAGTAGGTTCGGGTTGGTACAGAATTTCCGTTGTTGCAACTGCAACTTCTTCATCAACGGGTGCAAGATTTAATATCAATGTTTTAAATGCAGATACGGCATCTGTAAATCCATCATATGCGGGTGATGGAACAAGTGGTGTTTTTTTATGGGGTGGTCAATTAGAGATTGGCACTTCTGTTGGAACATATATAGCCACAACCACAACAGCAGTTTACGGAACTCCTACCCTATCCTTTTCAGGTGTTTCCACAATAGGATTACAGTCTGATGGTTCTCTGTATGTATCCCCTGCGGGTAGTGGTGCATTACAAGCACAAGCCACTACATCATCTGCTACTGGTGGTAATGCTAGGGGTGCTAATGCTGTTGATTGGCAGACTGGTAGAGGTTCAGCAAGTCAAGTTGCTTCTGCCCAAAATTCAGTAATTGGTGGTGGAACTAACAATACTGTAAACGGCGCTATCGCTGGAATTTTAAGCGGTGGATTTAATTTTGTATCGGGGCAATATGCTGTTGTTGCTGGTGGAGCGGCAAACAACGCAAATTCTTATGGTGCTGGAGTTGTTGCTGGTCAATCAAATGTTGCGGCAGGTTGGTACAACTTTATTGGTGGTGGTCAAATAAATAGTGGTACTTCATCTTCTACAGTAACTACCCAGTCTGCAACCATGAACGGCACGACAGCCGTAACTTTAAGTGGTTCTAATGCGTCAATTAAAGTTGGTCAACTGATTACTGGCACATCAATAAATACAAACACCTATGTTGCCGCAATTTCAGGAACAAGCCTAACCCTATCCCAAGCCGCAAGCGGTTCATCAACATCAACCCTATCCTTTTTTACCCCTCATGGAGTAGTAGTAGGAGGAGGTAACAATCAGGCAACTGGAAGTTACAGTTTCATCGGGGGTGGTGGTGATGCTGGTACTGCGGCTAATCGTAATGTGGCTAGTGGTGATTGGTCTGTTGTTGGTGGTGGAAAAACTAACATAGCAACTGTTACTGGTGCTTTTGTTGGTGGTGGAAGTAATAATCAATCTTACGGCTCTCAATACTCATCAATTGTTGGCGGTCAGAATAATTTATCAAATGGAAACACATCTTTTGTTGGTGGCGGATATGGAAATAACGCATCAGGAAATTACTCAACTGTAATTGGTGGTGTTAATGGAACAACACGCGTTATTTCTGGAAGTCATGCTTTCCCATCTGCTTTTCCAATTGCATTGTCTACTGGCGTTTCACAGGCTCAATTATTGATTTTGGGTCGTCAAACTACAGATGCAACTGCAACTGTTTTATGCTCTGACAATAATGCCGCATCAGGAACAAACCAAGTAATCCTACCCAACAACTCTGCTTACTATTTCAAAGGCTCTGTCATTGCTAACGTAACAGGTGCGGCTAATGGTGCAGCATGGGCTTTTGAAGGTGCAATCATGCGCGGTGCTAATGCTGGCTCTACTGTGCTGATTGGAACACCAGTAATTGATAGAGTTGCATCTACATCTGGTGCAACAGCATGGACTATTGCTTTAACTGCTGATACAAGTAATGGTGGCTTGGCGGTGACTGTGACGGGTGCAGCATCTACGACAATACGCTGGGTCAGTTCCATTTCTACAACCGAGGTCACGTTCTAATATGACAATCAATCTTGACCAATATACAAACACGCTGAATGTTACAGACACAGCGACTAATGCTGACCTAAGCCTGACTACTAAGGGCACTGGTAGCCATAAATTCAACACAGGCAATGGTCAAGTATTTTTAGCGTCTTCTAATACTACTCCAGTTAACAATTATGTTGCTGTTTATGGTGCGTCTGGAAATCCTCAAATTAGGGCAGAAGGCGCAAGTTCGGCACTTGACCTTGAGTTTTTATCAAAATCAACAGGTGGTTTTCGTTTCTTTACTCAAGGCACTTCATACGCTGAACAATTTAGAATAACAAACGCTACTTCAGCGATAAATTATATTAACGTAGTGGGCGCAACAATAAATAATTCCCCTTATTTTAGCGCTCAGGGTTCAGATACAAATATAAATTTTGCTTACACGGCAAAAGGCACAGGCAATCATGATTTTTATACAAATGGATTAAGTTTTGTTAAACAATTTACTGTAGCCCACACAGCCTCTGCTGTTAACTATGTACAAGTAACGGGCGGGGCTACTGCTAACGATGCTTCTATTTCTGCGCTAGGTTCTGATTCAAACATATGGTTGCGTTTAGATGGAAAAGGCACTCGTGGCGTAGCAATAGGATATTTTGCTCGTATTGGTAGAAGTTTTGCCAACTACTTTGAAGCAACTGGCAACAATGCGGGTTCATCCCCTATTCTTTCAGTAGGTGGCTCAGACACAAACATTGACCTTGTTTTTACACCCAAAGGAACAGGTAACGTAAGGTTTGGAACTTACACAGCAAACATGGCTTTGACTATTCAAGGATATGTTGAGATTAAAGACTCTGGTGGTACAGTTCGCAGACTTGCGGTTATTGCATAAGGAAACAATATGAAACTAGAATTATCTAAGCAAGAAATTGAATATCTGATTGCACTTCTTGGAGAGCAACAGACCAAGACAGGAGCATGGGTTGTAATGCAAAATCTCAAAGCCCAACTTGATGAATTAACTAAGGAGATTCCAAATGTATAACTGGACAATCAATTCACTTCAGGTGATGAACAGCCCTGAACCGCAGACAGTTGTTATGTCTAACTTCACCATTGCAAAAGATGGTCAACAGGTTAACTACTCTGTAAATTTGCTACCCGCAAATCCAGACAGTTTTACGCCATTTGACCAGATTACCCAAGCCCAAGCCTTGGAGTGGACACAAGCCGCTCTTGGCCCAGAGCGAGTATCTGCTATGGAAAACGAAGTGGCTATTTTGATTGCACAAGCGGCAGTCCCAACACCACAACCCGCACCACTACCTTGGAACTGACATGGCCCTCAAGATAACAGCGATAAACAACACAAACGGACAGTCTGAAACTCAGGCTTATGCCCGTATCACTAACTTTTTTGGTACAAAAGACCAAATCCAAGTACAAGTGGAAATTCATGCAACAGAGGAAGCCCGTAAAGCGGGATGGCCTTCTATTCAACAACAGGCTCACTACATTGGGATAGAATCATTGCAAGGTGATTTAATTCCCGCTATGTATCGTGTTTTGAAGACTTTTACCCAGTACGCTGGTTCTGAAGACGTTTAATCCATGTCAGCATATTCAGACCAGTACGTTCTATACGGCTATTGGGAATACCAATATGCTGTTGGCGATGTATTGGCAACTGATGGTGCTGCATCGGTAAATGCTCTAGCCACAACAGTAGTAAATGGTACTGCTGTACGCTCTGGCGCATCAAGTGTTAATGCAAACGCTTCTACCAATGCTAATGCCATAAGGCTTAGATTAGGTAATTCTTCTGTTAACGCTACTGGAACTACATCTAGTGCAGGAATTAGAGTCAGAGTAGCTGGCTCTAGCGTCAATGGAACAGCGACTACATCTGCGTCTGCTACTTATGTAGGTGCAGGTGGTGCGGTTGCTCGTGCTTATGCTTATGTTAATGCGTATGGAATGTATGTCACAAACGCATACGCTTCTGTTAGAGGGGTTGCTACTACAAATGTAGTTGGTTACATTTATGGTGAGGAATGGGGTGATGTTTCTCCAGAATCTAATACATGGACGCTATCATCAGTTGGAAATAATGACTGGACAACTGTAAACCCAGAGTCAAATGAATGGACACCAGTACCAAGTCAGGATAATACTTGGACTACACAAACACAAGGAAGTAACACATGGCTACCCAACGGATAAATTTTGGCGAATGGTTGCCTGACCAAGCTGGCGTAGTTGGCGCATTGACAGACGCTAAGAATGTTGTCTCTCAGGCTGTCGGTTACGGGCCACTTCCCTCTGCTGCTTTGTTTTCTCAGGCTGCATCCGAGAATCTTAACGCTTTAATTGCTGGTAAGAGTCCTACTGATGGCTCTACTAAGCTATTTGCTTCAGGCAACTCTAAGATTTTCTCAGTCTCATCTGTTGGTGTTTTAACTGATGTATCTAAGACGGGTGGATACACAACAACATCCGATAATCGTTTTAGATTTACTGTTTACGGAAACAATGTAATCGGTACAAACTTCAGCAATAAATTACAGTCTTATGTAATGGGTACTTCAACTCAATTTGCTGACTTGTCTGCAACTGCACCGATAGCTAAGTACATTACTGTTGTCCGTGACTTTGTTGTTTGCGCTTACACAAACGAAAGTAGTGTTAACTATCCCTATCGTGTTCGTTGGTCAGCATTGGCTAACGAAACTGATTGGACTGAAAACGTAAATACACAGGCTGATTATCAGGATATTCCTGATGGTGGACACATTACTGGTATCCGAGGTGGTGAGTTTGGATTGGTTTTCTTAGAGAAAGCTATCCATCGTATGACTTATGTTGGTACACCTTTTATTTTCCAATTTGACAATATCTCTCGTGGTAAGGGATGTATTGCTGGTGGTTCTATTGCACAGGTTATGGGCTTATCGTTCTTCTTAGCTGAAGATGGTTTTTATATGTGTGATGGTCAATCAATTAAGGCTATTGGTGATGAGAAGGTAGATAGATACTTCTTTAATGATGCAGATGAGACAGACTTTGCCAATATGTCTGCTGCTGCTGACTCTATCCGCAAACTTATCATGTGGAACTACAGAGCCACAGATGCAACTCGTAAACTGATAATTTACAACTATGCAACAGGTAAGTGGACTTATGGTGATGCGGGTTCTGACTTCATCTCTGACGCTTCAACTGCTTCTGTATCGCTTGAGTCTTTAGATAGCATCTCTAACAGCATTGATGCTTTGCCAGTATCGTTAGACTCAGTTTTGTATGTTGGTGGTAAGTATTTCCTTGGTGGAACATTGGCTACTAAGGTAATTACTTATAACGGCTCAAATCTGACGGGAAGAATTACAACTGGTGACATTGATGCTGGTACTAATTCAATGGTTAACCTTGCTAGGCCACAGGTAGATAATGGTTCTGCAACTGTTGCTGTAGCGTCTAGGACTCGCTTGGATGAGGCTGTGACCTATTCGACTGCATTAGCTGCCACAACAGAGAACAGAGTACCCCTACGTTCTAGGGGTAGATACCATCGTTTTCAGTTAGTTCCTACGGGTGCTAATTGGAAGACAGCAGTAGGCATTGATGTGGACATTGTTGGTGGAGGCTCTCGCTAATGTTTAAAAGTCTTCCTCCTTTTGGTGGTGACCAGCGTGAGGTTTCTGAGGTTGTCCGTGGAATCATGGATGGCAAGACTAACAACACGGGGATTTTGACTCTGGCAACTGGTGGTGCTGTTACTACCACTTTGACAGACAGAAGGATTGGCCCAGATAGCGTTATCTTGTTTGCCCCTGAATCTGATGCTGCTTTTGCTGATTCTGCGCCTTATGGGGCTTTTCAAGACGGAACAGACCAGACTGCTGCTAGTACGACTGTTGCTTATCCTATTACCTTTGATACAACCGACTTCTCTAATGGAATTACGTTATCAAATAGTTCTAGGTTAAATGTAAAAAACGCAGGACTCTACAACTTACAGTTTTCCATTCAGTTTAAGAACACCACAAACGATGGTCAAGATGTGGATGTTTGGTTTCGTAAGAATGGAACAAATATCGCAAACTCAAACAGTAGATTTCACCCTCCTCCGAGGAAAAGTGCTGGTGACCCAAGTCATATCATTGCTGCATTGAATTTCTTTATTGACATGGCTGCTAATGATTATGTTGAGATTGTGTGGAGAACTGAAAATACTGGTGTAAGTATTGAGCATTTTGGGACAAGCACAAGCCCGACAAGACCTGCTGTGCCATCAGTCATAGCTACTATGAATTTAGTAGGCGGTGGTGCTACTTTTAATGGTATTTACGCTAGTTCCCAAGGACAGGGTACGGCTACGAT